GCAGTCTCAGACCCGCCGTTCGCCGTTGATCCCGGCCGCGCCGCCTCGGCGCCGTCGGCCATGCCGGCGAGGAGGGCCATGAACAGGGGCGCGGCGAGCCACGCCTGGAAGGCCGTTCCACTGGTCTTCGAGCGGCGCTTGAAGAAGCCTTCAAGGCCCTTCATCGCGTCCTCCATCCCGCGGCCGCGGGACTCGCGCACATAGGCGGCGAGGTCGCGGCGCAGGTCGTGGGTGTAGGGGCACGGCATGCCGTGCCCGTACTCGTCAAGGGCTTCATCGCCCAAGTCCTCTAGCTGAGATAGTCGAGACTCCGCGGTTCGCGCGGCGGCCGTCGGCCGTTTTTTTTTACGCTGTCCGTGTTCGCGACGAGGTCCGAGTTGGCGCCCGCGCCGAAGCCCGGCGCCGACGGCGTCGGCGCTTCGAGCAGCTCGTCGCCGTCCTCGGGCGCGGGGATATCGAAACGCTTGTAGACCCACGACTTCGAGATTGGCAGGCCGGCCTGCCGAAGATTGAGCAGGACCTCGCTGTCGGCCTGGCGGTCCTGCGGCTGGCGGACGGTGGTGACGTGCTTTGGCTGCGGCGTACCGGGCGCGAAGTTGAGGTCGGTGACGTTCGCGAAGAACCCGCTCAGCGTCTCGTCCAAGCGCCGCGCGTCCGTGGTCACGAGGTCGAACCTCACGCGCTCGTGGACCTGGCCGAGGCTGTAGGAGCCGCCGCTTTCCCCGCCGGACGTCAGCGTCTGGCCGAGGACGGCCATCTGCATCGCGTGGAGCCCGACCTCCTGGAGCCGGTCGAAGATGTCCGCGCCCCCCGTCAGCCCCTGGACGTTGGGGAACAGCAGCTCGGCGCCGTCCGGGATCATGCCGTAGGCGTCCGTCCCGAGGGATTGCAGCGCCGCCCACATCAGGTCGGACTGTTCGGTCGTGGCGTTCGGCGGGAGCTTCCCGACCCGAAGCGGCTGGCCGAAGACTTCGGCCAGGACGAGCCAATCCTTGATCGTGAAGTTGCGGATGACAAAGGGCCGGGCACAGGCGCGGCACAGGCCGGCGCGGGACAGACTCCCGGACATGGCGCGGTGAACGTGGGTGATGAAGTTGCGGGGGTTCACCTCACGCCCCCGGGCCGCGTCCTGGTCGAGGAGCAAGAGCTTCTGCTGGTCCACGTCGTCCAGGGTCCACCAGCGCTGCGGGCGGAAGACGAGGTTGCGCGGGGCCCACTGCTTTTCGCTCGTCTCCCAGAGGATCTCCAACGTCGAGAACCCCTTAGGGATCGCGTCGAGCATGTCCAGGAGCCGGTCGTCCCAGGACGGGATGTCGTCGGTGAGATGTTCGCAGAAGTCCGCCGCGCGCTTCGCCTCGGCCGTGTCGTCGCCCGGCACGATCTGTCGCGTACAGGACAGGGCGCCGCCCTTGCGCTGGAGAAGCAGGCCCAGGAGGTCGGCGTCGCTTTCCTCCATGTGCTCGAACATGGCGCTCTGCGACGTGATGTTCCCCGCGTCGGCGTCGCGCATGAGCGTGAGCATCGTGGACGGGGTGACGGCGCGGGACGCGGCGTGGGCGCTCGGGTCGTAGGACCGGACGCCCCACCGTTGGGGCTCGGCCTGGGGCTCGCGCTCCGGCTTGGGCCACTGTTTCAGGGTGTCGTCGGCGTTCTTCATACCGCCTCCGCGTAGCGCCGGCGCCGTCGTGAGCGTGGGTCGTCCTCTCGGGAGAGGCCGAACAGGGCGCCGAGGTCGTCGCGCGCCTGGCCCCGGTATCCCGCGGCCGCGGGACCGGCCGGGGGCAGGAGCCGGCAGGCCCCGTCCCAGGCGTCGGGGCCGTCGTCGTGAACGCTAGGTTTCCCAAAGTCTAAGAACTGGTCGACCAGGAGCTTCTGATCCCCCTCGGCGAGGTCGAAAACTGCCATGCCGCGCTCGAAGAGCGGGGCATTTGCTAGTATGCGGTCCGCCTTGTTCGTCGTGTTCGTCACGCCGGACAGGGGAATACTGCCTTTCGCGCCGGCCTCCCGTTCGCGGCTTCGGAGCAGGGGCCAGAGCAGGGCCTGAAACCCGTTGTCCTCGCAGGCGACGCGGCCGGGGCGGAAGGCCTCCCAGATGCGGATGCCCTCGTCGAGCATCTCGACCGGGCTGGCGCGGCGGACCCAGGCGTGGAGACAATGAACCCGCTCGTCGCCGTCGAGGCGGGCGAGGACGACCCACACCTTGAAGTCGTGGACGTCCGTGGCGCGGGCGCTCGGGTCGCAGTAGGCCACGACCCGCGCGCGGTCGCGCGGGAACGTGGCGGCGTCGAAGGTCCGTATCCAGTCCGCGCGGAACGCGGCGGACTCGTCGTCCTCGATGCAGCGCATCTCGCGCCGGAAGGCCCGCGCGCCCATGATCGCGCGCGCGCGGTCGAGGGCGGCTTGGGGCCAGCGCTCCGGCCAGTTCGTGCGGCCCCGCTCGTCCACGGCGGGGAAGACGGTTTGCCGGCAGAGCGGTCGGCCCGCCGTGTCCTTCTCCCTGGCCTTGATCGCGGCGCGGCTCATCATGCAACCCCGGCCGTACATGGTCCCGAGAATGACACAGCTCGCGTCCGCGCCGGCCCCCTCGAGGGCGGGCATGAGGGCCATGTCGGTCCAGTCCATGAGGGCGTCGACGCGCTGAGGGTTGCGGCTGACGGCGTCGTCGTCCATATCGTCGCCCACGAAGGCGTCGGGCCGGTGCTGGCGGTGGCGCTGGCCGCGCGGGCTCTGTTGCGGGACGCCCCGCGCCCAGCAGCGGACGCCGTTGGCGACCCAGTCCGAGGCCTCGTCCTCGCCGCTTCGCGGGGCGAGGTCGTCCCCGTAGTCCTGACGGATGCGCGGGTTCTCCTTCAACTCCAACTTCACGAACTCCATCTTGTCCGCGGCCACGTCCTCGGACCGTCCGCCGAAGATGATGAAGTGACGCTCCTTGTGGAGAATCCAGCGGAGGGGTTTGGCCAGGCTGTACCGGGTGGACTTGCCGAAGCCGCGGGACCAGCACATGTACACGGGCATCCCGCGCTCCTCGACCAGCTCGTCGGCGACGAGGTGGGCGGGCGCGGAGGCGGCGCTGAAGTAGTGGGGGAGATAGGTCCTGCACCAGGCGTCGAAGGGGAGCGCCCGCCGCTCGGCCTTGGCCTCGTCGGAGTCGTCCTCGAAGGGACGGGCCTCCGTGAGCATCATCTCGATGATGCGCTTCATGCGGGCGTCGTGTTCTCGGGTCCAGCGTTTGGCCATGGGGCTCTGGGTTCTGGGTTCAGGGTTCAGGGCTCAGGAACGGCGAACGGCGGACGGCTTGGAACCGCGGATGAACGCGGATGAACGCGGATCTTTGGCAGCGGTGAACGGCGTCAGCTCACCCCCAGTTGCTCGCGAAGGGCGGCGGCTTCCTTGTCGGCGCGGAGGTAGGCGGCGTGGTGTTCCTCCAGGTCTTTGACGGCGGCGCGGATGCCGTCCATGAAGATGTCGGCCGGGGTCCGATACCCGACCATGTGCCGGCGGATGGCCTCCATGTCGTTGCGGACGTGGGCGTCGAGCTCGGGCAGTTCGGCCTCAAGCTCCCGGAGGCGGCCGAGGCGCATCAGTCGTTCGGCGTCAGGCATCGCGTTTTTCTCCATCCGCGTTCATCCGTCCCGCGCCTGCGGGACGGTTTCAAGGTCGTTCAAGGCCGTGTCTTCCGCCGCACTTCGCCGAGGTAATCCTCGACGGCGCGGGCGATCAGGGCCGCGGCTTTCTCGTCGCGGGTCCGGGCGACGTAGGCGGCGAAGTCCTCCATCACGCGGAGGGCGGCGCCGGGTCCGCCGACGCGCTCCTCTTCGCGCGCGATGACCAGGTCGAGTTTGTTGAGGGCGTCTATCTCGCCGGGGGACGGGTCGTCGGGCCAGGCTTCCAACTTCCGCCGGCGCGTGGCGTGGAGCTTTTCAAGGCTCGCCTGGGGGTTCTCGGCCTGGCGGCGCTTGCGCTTTTCGACCCAGTCGCCGTCCTTGGACCAGCGGGCGACCGTGGTCTTCGAGACGCCGGCGAACTCGGCGATCTCCTGGAGGGTCCGGCCCTCCCGGACGGCCATGTCCTCGGCGCGCGCGCGTGTGGCGGACGACTTCATTGGGGGATCCCTCCGAAACCGAGAAGTGGGAGCAGCCACATCAGGGTCTTGCCCAAACCGATCAGCCCGACCAGAATCCATACGGCCAGAACTTGCTTCTCGATCTTGGTCAAGCGGCCGAGGATGCTGTCGAAGTAGCCCTCGCCCCGCTTCAACCGGAGCTGGCGTTCCTCGCGCTCGCGGTCGAGGAGGGCGGCGGTCTCGTGAGGGATGCCGGCCACCGCGTGGCGAAGGTCCTCGACCTGGCTCTTGAGCACGGCGGTCTCCGTCCGGACCTCGCCGACGGCGTCGGTGAACTCCGCTTGGCGCTCGGCAAGCGCTTCCGTGAACTGGGCGCGGACGCGCTCGATGTTCACGCAGGGGTGGTTGGCGCCGGGTTTCGGGTTCGCGGTTGCGTTGGGCATGGAGGTTCCGGGGTTCAGGGCTCGGGAACGGCGGCGGCGGCTTCCTGTTTTTCGACGGCCTTCGCGGCGCGGAGGTACTGGTGGCGCTGCTTGATATAGGCCAGGCGCATCTCGCGCGCGGCCTCCATGACGTTGGCGAAGCCAACCATCACGACGCTCTGCTCCCGCGCGCTTTCGCGCAGCCACTCGGCGATGGTCTCGAAGGCGGCTTCCAGGCGGGCGATGGCGGTGGCCCCATCTTCGGCGCCGGGCTCGGTGCGGTCGGCGGCGAGGCCACCGGGAATCCGGCGCGTGGCGACGCCCGGCTTCTTCTTGGCGGCGGCGACGCCGTGCTTGTGACGGCGGTGGGCGGCGAGGCCCGCGCCGGGGCTGCACGGATGCCCGCATTCGGGGCAGGGAATCTTCTCGTCGGGCATGTCACGCTCCTCCAGCGGGGGCGAGGCATGCCTCGCCCCTACGCGGCCGCGGGTTGTCGGCGCCGCGCGGCGCCGTCCTTGATCCGCGTTCATCCGCGTTCATCCGTGGCTTCCCGCCGTTGCCCCCACGGCCGCGGGATTCGCGTTCCGTCCAGTTGCGGAGGGCGGCGATGACGTTCCGCGCCTCGTCGGCGAACAACGTCTCCAGGCGCCCGTCCCAATTCGCGCGGCGGAGGGGCGTGAGGAGGCGCGAGCGGATCCAGTCCGTGACGCCGAGACGCCACGTGACCTTCGTCGCCAGGCGCGTGATGAACTCGAGCTGCGGGGCGGAGATGATGCCGTCCTGGTCGTCGTCCCGCGCGCGAATGCGCGGCCGCGAGGGCTCGGTCTTCTGGCCGGCGCGGGACTGCAACTCGGCGACGACCTGGCGCCAGTCGTCCACCAAGAAGTCCTTCGTGGAGGAACGGCCGGTCTGAGCGGCGTTGAAGGCATGACGGGCGTCGTCGTCCAGGCCGAGCTTCTTGCACAGGGCGAAGTAAGCGCGGCGGTAGGGGCTCACGTTCATATCCCGGCCCCCGCTGCGGCGTCGGCCGGGGTGGCCGTAGGGGCGACGCATGCGCCGCCCGCGCGGGCCGCGCGCGCCGCGCGGCGGACATGGGCGGGGGCGACCGCCCAGTGCGTGGCCGCGGACTCCATATCGAAGTCGAGGGTGATCGACTCCTCATCCCAGACGGCGCTGAACAGGAACCCGCAGACCTGGCACACCACGGACTTGCGGCCCGCGGGCTCTCGCTCCCACGGCGGGTTGAGCAGGGGGAACAGCCCGCAGCACGGGCAGAGCAGATGCCACTTGCCGTTCTTCTTTGATTCGTGTTTATCCGTATTCATCGGTGGCGAACCCTTCCCTGTCAGTGGCCTCGGTAGACGAAGCGCATGAGGCGCGCCGCGATGTACCAGGTGAAGGCGAGGAAGACGACGCTCTCCAGGGGCTTGCGCGTCGCGATGGAGACGGCGGCGCAGACGGCGAAAACGGACAGCGCGAGGAGGGCCCAGAGAACGTTCATGCCGGCGTCCTCGACCTCCTCGCCGGAACGGCCTTGGCCGCCTTTGACGAGGGGGAGGTCGCGGTCGGGTTGTCTAGTCACGGCCGTCCTCCTCTTGCTTGAGCTCGATGCCGAAGGTCTCCGTCTGAGCGACCTTGACGCCGCGCTCGGCGAGTTCGGTGTCGGTGACCTTGCCGGCGGCGTGGTCGGCGAGGATGCGCTCCTTGTTCAGGGCCACCACGACGCGGATGTAGCGGGCGCGCCACGCCTTGAGGGCCGGGATGACGGTCTCGGCGGTCCACTTGTTGTTGAGCAGGCGGACGGACGGCGGGGACGTGCGGAAGGACAGAACGGCGTGGACCAACTCCAGGCTCTTCTTGTCGCCGAACTCCGTGCGGTGGGCGACGGCGTAGACCTTGACCTGGGCGCGCAGGGCCTTGTCCTCGGCGGCGAGGGTGTCGAGGCGTCCCTGGGCGTTCTCGCGGAGGGCGGTGACCTGTTCGTCCAGGTCCGCGAGGAGACGTCGCCGGTCGGCGTCGAGGACGGCGAGGCGGGCGAGAACAACGTCCACCTCCTCGCGGGTCTCGGGGCCGTTTGCGACCTGCTTACGTTTTGCCATGGGGCTCTCCTTCCTCTCGGGTGTTCGGCTGTTGTTCGTCTGCGTTCTTGGCGATAGCGGCCAGGCGGCCGACGGCGGCCGCGCCGTGCATCCACATGGCCCGTTCGGGGTGGATGGGCTCCGCGTCGAGGCGCACGTCCGCGAGCCACCGGTCGAACTCCGCGAGCGACCAGCCGCCCGAGGCGACGGCGGCGAGGCCCTTGAGAAACGCCGGGGCGAAGCAGCGTTCGGTGAACCGGGTTTTGCGCTCCGGCGTCACGGCTTGTCCTTTCGCAACGCGGAGACGAACAGACCGGCGGCGGCGCGGAGATCGCCGATGCGTCTCGGGGCGAGGGGCTCGCCGGCGACGCGCGTGGCGCGGAGCCAATCCTCGACCTGGGCGAAGGAGTAGTGGCCGCGCAAGAGGCCGCCGAGGCGGCGCATGAGCTGATCGAGGAAGCGGGACTCGTTGGCGTAGTCAGACGGCATGGCACGGCTCTCCGATGTCGCGGGGGCTCGGCGTCCGGGGTGTAGGGGCGACGCATGCGTCGCCCACGCGCGGCTCGGGGAAGGGCGAGGCATGCCTCGCCCCTACGCCGAACAACGTCCGCTGGCGCGCGGGCGGCGGGTAGATCGGGGCGCGCTTGACGTGCTTCATGCGCCGGGCCAGGCCGACGAGACGCCGGCGAAGCTGCTCCAGGTACGCGGCCTTCTCGGCGCGCGTCTCGGGGACGTAGACGCCCTTGGGCGTGGCGCAGGACGAAACCACGAGGCGCTCCTCCCGTTCGAGCATCCACTGGATCGCGCGCTGCAGGGCGCGGTCATTGCAGCCGAGGGCGCGGGCGAGGCGGGCCTGGGGAACGGCGCGGGCGCGGCCGCGATGGTGGCGGTGGAGATAGCTCCACGCCATCCTCGCGATGTCCGCCACGGCCGCCTCGTTCCTCATGTGGCGCCTCCCTCAACCCGCGTCCCGAAGTAACGGGCGGGGTCCAGCCGTTTCAGCACGGCCAGGGCTTGGCGCTCGTTCAGGAGCGTCATGTTCGCGACCAGGTGCGGCGTGACCAGGCGGGGGCTGATACCCCATGAAAGGATCAGGCTCTTCAACCTCTTGTCCACCTCTTCCCGCAATCGGCGGCGCACGGCTCTCCTCCCTCGGCAGCGCAGTTCCCGTCGTTCTCTTCGTACTCGACCCACCACCACTCCCATCCGCGGGCTTCCGCGTAGCGGATGAGGTTTTCCTCGGCATCGCGGCGCGAAACGCGCGCGCTAAGCCCTTTGCGGATGATCCGGACGACCGTCCCGTTCTCCCTGCGCCAGCAGGGGAAGTAGGCGAAGCCCAGGTTTGCGTCGCCGCCGATGGGCATGCGCAGGACGGTCAACTCGACGCCGGTCGCGCGGTCCGGGCCGCGGACCGTGCGGGCGTTGGAAATGTAGAGCGTCGCGGCGACATGGAGCCTCCACGTCTCGGGCGGATGCATGTCGTTCGGGACCCGCTCGAACATTCGGCCGTCGTTTGTCTTCATCGCGGCCATCGTCACGCCTCCAACAACTGGCCGAAGGCCCGTTGCAGGGTCTTGGCGCTGAGGGTGGCGGACTCGTCTCGGGCGATGCGTTGCGCGCCGACGAGGCCGTGGGCCAGGCGGCGGGCCACGCCCCGAGCCCCGGACCGCGCGGCGGCGCGGGCGTCGGCGGGGAGTTCGAGGGCGGCCGTGATCCGGTCGCAGTCTTCGTCGGTGATCCCGTCGATCCGGCAGGAGTGGGCGATCCGGTTCAAGAACTGGTTGAGCGTCGAGGTGTTCTTCCGGCGCAGGCGCTCCAGGAAGGACAGCGTCCCGACCAGGGCGATGCCGACGCCGCTGATGTCGTGGATCATGCGGATGGACTGGAGCACGTCCTCGGCGGCGTAGTCAATTTCGTCAATGATGAGGAGGCGGCCCGTGCCCGTGAGGGCGGCGCCGACTTGTTCGATGAGGTCCATGTTGCTCGTGTGGTAGGGGCATTCGAGGCCCAGGGCCCTGGTGATCCGGTGCAAGAGCGGCCGGCCCGCGCCGTGGGCGCCCTTGCGGCCCGAGGGGCGCATGGTGACGAGGATCGTCTCGGGCTCGGCCTTGAGGTAGATCTCGACGGCCGTGGTCTTGCCCACGCCCGACTTGCCGAGCACCGCGACCATGGCGTCTTCGTCGTGGGCCTCGCGCAGGAGGGTCAAGACCTCCTCGGCCACCGACGTCGTGACGAAGGCCGGCTTACGCGGGGCGCGGTCGCGCCGGTCGGCGCGGGCCAGGGCCCGGTCCATCTTCTCGACAACGCGGGCGAGGTTGCCCTTGTACGTCTCGCTGTAGACCTGGGACAGGGTCGAGCCGGACACGCCCAAGAGGCGCGCGGCTTTCGTCTGGCTCAAGCCCTGCACCTGTTGCCAGGCGCGGAAGCGGTTCAGCGTCTCCCGTTCGTTCGCGTTCATGGCTGGCTCTCCGGTTCTCGGGGTTCAGGGGCGGGGTGCTCATCCTCGGAGCGGCTGGACTCCGGGGAACCCGCGGCCGCGACGGAGCGCGGCCCTCCAAACGACTGACCTTGCCATGTCTCCTCCTCCTCGGCCTGGGCCAGGATGTCGGCGGCGACGCCTTGGACGTGCGAGGCGTGGGCCGAGGCGGCCTTTGCGGTCTCCTGACGGTCCTGGCGTCTCGCCGCTTCGATCATCTGGCGGTCGGTTGGAGGGGCGACGGGGAGGTCCCGCGTCCGCGGGATGGCGGCGGATGAAGCCCCCCCGTCGCCGGTTGTGGCGTTCATGGCGGCGAGTCGCCAGGCGCCGTCCGGGTCCGCGTACTCGGGGACGAGGTACGGCGCGGTCGTCTCGGCGACGTGGGCGAGGTGGCCGCGTTGGGTCTTGCGGAAGCGGTTGACGAGGACGTTGGCGTCGCCGAAATGCAGCGGGTCCGCGAAGGGAACGGGCGGGACGACGATCCGCTCGGCCGGGTTCGCCAAGGGGCGCACGACGATGAAGGCGCCGTCGTCCGGGTCGTAGCTGTACGTGACGCGCTGGCCGACCAGGACGGACAACTCGTCGTTCAGGTAACGGCGCTTGCCGAGCAGGATGCCGTCGTGGGGGACGCGGACGCTCTCGCGGCGGAGCATGAGGAAGTCCACGTCGGCCGTGGCCACGCGGCGCAGGGCGCCTTCGGCGGCGGCGTAGGCTTGGGCGGCGGTCCGTGTCCGGTCGCCGCAACGGTGCTCGTGGTTCCACTCGTTGACGTGCTTGGCGAAGAGATTGGCGAACTGGGCCCAGGTGAGGAGGCGGCCCTCGTCGCGGTCGCGCGCGAGGCGCTCGGGGCGGATGATCGTGTTGTGGCCGCACCAGCCGGGCATCATGTTTTCCCAGCGGCGCGCGAAGGCGCCGAGCAAGCTCTCGATGGGCTTGGACCAGGACGAGTACGGGATGCTCGTCACGCAACGCTCGACGCCGATCTGGGCGAACTGGGCGCGGGCGAAGTCGGTCTCGAAGTTGGGGGGCGGGACGGCGGGCCAGCGGTCGGCGTCGCCGAGATCTCCGTCGTCGGGCTCGCGCAGGTCGTAGCGGGAGACCTTCTTCCCGCCGAAGCGCTTGGCCGTGAACTCCTTGCCGTTGTCGCGGTTCCACACGCGGGGGACGCCGAAGCGGAGGATGCCCATGCGCAGGGCCAGGGCCACCGATTGCGAGGTGGGCCGGTCCGTGAGGCGGTAGCCGACGATGGCGGCGGACCCGTTGTCCACGAACATCGAGACCCAGGGGCGGACGATGCGGCCGCCGGCGCCGATGACGAAAACATCGAGCCTGCGGTGGTCGGCGCACCAGACGGTGTTGGGCGCAACCTCGGCCCAGTTGCGCCGGGACATGGCCATGAACTTCTCCTCCCACTCCCGCTTGCCCAGGCGGAAGGCGGCCTTCGCGGCCGGCGGGATCTCGCGCTCGATGAAGCGGCGGACCGTCGAGTAGCTCGGGACGACGCCGCGCTCGCGACACCAGGGCTTGACGGTGTGGCGGTAGACCTGGCGGACGGTGGGCCGCTGGGGCGTGATGAACGAGGCGCGGATGAGGTTTTGGAGGGTCCGGGGCAGGGCGTCGTAGCGGCCTCGGCGCGCGCCCCAGCCGGGGCAGAGGCCCTCGGGGCCGTGTTCCCGCCACGTGGCGACCCAGCGGCGGACCGTGCCGACCGAGACGCCGGAGGCGACGGCGACGGCGGCCGCGGCCGCGCCCCTCTTCTCGCCCTTGTCGGCGAGTTCGAGGAAGCGTTGAACGGCGTTGAAACGCTCTTCAACGGCGCGCGCGGCGGCGCCCTGGCCGGCGGCGCGCAGGGCCTCGACGTCAAGAAGGCCGGACTCCGTCACGCGGACCAGAACCCCGCGCGCCGGTTCGGCGACTTGCGCCAGGCGCTCGGGCGCGGGGCGGGGAAGGGACAGGGCGACGGACGCGGCGTCGGCGTCCTGGAGGGCGGCGACGTAGCGGGCCTGGGCCTCGGGGCTGAGGGAGTCGAGACGGACGCCCTTGACGGGCCGGCCGTTGCGCGCGACCTCTCCCGTGGACTCGGCGACGTAACGACCGGCGTTCACGCGGTTGTAGACCTCGCG